CGCATCACCGGGACGCCACTGGCGGAAGACTGCATGATCACGCGGTTACGCGCCAACCCCGACTGGACCAGTTTCCAGTTTCCAATCTGCGACGGGGAAATCGACGATCCGGCAACCGTCGCCACGTGGCCGGAGCGCTACCCGATGGAGTGGGTCCGGGGCAAGCGCGACCAGATGGAGCGCGCCGGGGAACTGAACGGATTCTTGCAGGAGTACATGCTCAAGGCAATCGGCACGGCCGACAAGCCATTCGAGGAGCGCCATTTACATGAGATTGCGATCGATCCTGCACCTTGGCTGCCGCGTACTCTGGTGGTGGATCCTGCCCGCACTGCTAACGTGGGCAGTTCTGACCGGACGGGCCGAGTGGTTCTTTCTCGGCTCGGAACCCGTATCTACGTGCATGCAAGCTCCGGCGAGTACTGGAAGCCAGATGCCATCATCGCCGACGCTTTTGACACATCCCGCAGATTTGATGCCGCAACTGTGGCGATAGAGAAGAATTCGCTGGACGAGTGGCTTTTGCAACCGCTGCGCGCGGAGATGCTGCGACGCGGGGAGAGCCTGCCGCTGAAGGCGATTCAGGCACCGCAGGACCGTTCGAAAGAACAGTTCATCCTCGGGCTGCAACCCTTCTTCGAAGCCGGGGACATCGTGCTCGTCGGAGGACGCGGCGCGCACAGCCAGCTTGTGGCGGAAATCCTGAACTTTCCGAGCGGCAAGCGGGATATACTGAACGCGCTGGCGTACGCCCAGCGGGTGTTTTCAGGAGTACCGGTGTATGAAGACTTCGGGGCATGGAATCTCATCGAAGGGTACGAGCCAAGCGCGCGAGATAGCTTGGCTCTGTGTTTTAACGCTTCAGGTTCTGACACTACGGCTGCTCTGGTTTCTGTTGAAGGTGAGCGCATGGTTGCCGTGGCCGACTGGATCTCGCCTGTTTCTCCTGCTCAAGCTGTACCGGACATCGTGCGCCTTGTCCGCGCGACTTTCCCGCGTGCGAAGGTGAACACCTGGTTGCCGGCGGACGTGATGGATCAGGCGGACCGCATGCCGCTACTCGCGGCGATGAGGAGTGAGGGTTTGCAGCCGATGAGGGGGGCCTACGCCTCATTATCCCGTGGGGCGCTAAGTCCGATGATCCGCACGGAGATGAAGGGAAAGCGGCTGTTCCTTGTGGATAGCCAGGCGCGGCATACTATGAATGCGATAGCCGGAGGCTATGTATTTCCGATGAGCAAAAGCGGCCAGCAAGGTTCAGAGCCGGAACGCGGCCCTCATCGGACCCTGATGGAAGGGGTCGAGAGCGCCGCCTACGTGATATGCTCGCAAAGTGGCAATTCCTTGCCAGATGAGTTACATTCTGCTAGAAATCCGCAAGGTGCAACCTATTTCACTTCTCTTCCAAGGAGATAGCCATGGCCGTATCCCGCACAATTCATCCGAAATCCCCGACGCAAAACCCCGTTGCCTTCTACAAGGGCGAGCAGCAGGGCGGCGCGCACGGCAAGCCAACCAGCGTTGGTGAGAAGCTTCAGGGCGGCCCGCAGCGCGAAGTCATGCGCCGCAAGGGGCTGTAAGTGGAGGGCAAGAAAGGCCGCATGAACCGGGTGTACACGGCACCCGGTATCAAGGCATCGCCTGAAGCCGTGAAGAAGGGCGGGCGCACGGACGACCCCGGCAAGGGCAAGATGCCGATGCGCGGCGAGCGTACGTCGACGCACAAAGGCAAGATGGGCGGCTGACCATGGGCTATCGCGACCATCACAAGAGCGAAGGTAGCCAGGGGAAAGAGCGCGATACGCGCAAGACTCCCGGCAAAGGCGCGAAGCCCCCGCCGATGGGCGCGAAGCGCAAGATCGCACCGAAAAAGAGGCCAGCATGAAGGTATCGAAAAAGGACCGCGCCGGCAACAACGGGCGCAACTGGTCACAGTCGGTAGAACTGCGCGACGGCAAGATGTGGGCGGATTCGAAAACGCCGTTCGGACGCACGTCTAAGAAGCCGGAAGAGGACGACCGGCCGAAAGCCACGCCGAAAGACCGGAATACGGGAAGCCCCCTGTCACGCAAGCTGGCGGGTAAGGTTATCGGATAATGGCCCGCAAAAAGAAAGAAGAAAAGCACGAAGACCTGCCCGTCATCGAAACGGTCGATGCACGGGCAATTGACGCTGAACGCACCGGGGAAGAGCTGGAGAATTTCGCAGAGGATATGTCCTCGGATGCCTATATTGAGGCTTGTAAGTTATACCCTAAAATTCAGCGTTGCTTCGAAAATAAACAACAGCAGTCGGATTGGATCGAAGAATATTGGAACGTGTACAATGCGCGCCCTGATGAAAACCAGCAATACACCGGGAACTCCCAGTGCTATATCCCCGCTGTCAGGGATGCCATCAACGCTCGTTGTAAGCGGACCCTTGCAACTCTTTTCCCCGCGAATTACAAGCACGTCGACGCTGTCGGCCCTGCCTCAGTCACCCCTTTCCCGACGTTGGCTTTACTGGAACACTACATCCGTAAGACGAATCTGAAAGATATCGTTCGCGCGGATCTGCTCTCGGGCGATGTCTCCGGCCAGTGGCTGCTTTACATCGACTGGATGCGCACCACGCGCCGCGTCACCGAACTCGTCAAGAAACCGCCTATCGTCGAGACGATGGCCGGCGACGAAGAGGACATGACGATTGAGGAAGAGTGGGACATCGAGGAGAAGACGGTCGTCGATGAGATGCCGGATATCACGCCAATGGCGGTTGACGATCTGGCAGTCTACCCGCCCACGGTGAACGATATTGAGCGCGCGACAGCTACGGCGATTCGTCTGCGCCTGTCGAAGGAATCGGTGGAGCAGTTTATTGAAGAAGGCGTCTTCGTCGGATGGAACGCGAAAGAGATCATGGACAATCTGAACGAGCCAGACGGCGGCCGTCAGAAGCGTGTCCCGAATAAACGCCGCACGGCAGATGCGGGCGTGCGCACCGAGGGCACGTACAAGTACGCGCTTATTTACGAAGTGCATACGAATCTGGAACTGGAAGAAGGCAAGGGCAAAGAGCCCTGCTTTGTCTACTACGCCGGTCCGGAAGTCATTCTCGGCATCATCCGTAACCCATTCTGGTCGAAGAAGCGCCCGATCATCACAGCACCCGTCGAACGGATTCAGGGAACGATTTACGGGATCTCGCGCGTCGAACCGGTCAAATACCTCCAGTGGAATCTTAACGACTACTGGAATATGGGGCAGGACAGCGCGCAGTATGCGCTTTTGCCTATCGTCATGACCGATCCGTTAGCCAACCCCAATTACCAGAGCATGGTGATGGGGCTCGCCGCTGTGTGGTTGACGAACCCCCAGACGACCCAGTTCGCGCAGTTTCCGGCCATCTATAAAGACGCCGTGGCTTTGTGTCAGGCGATCAAGGCGCAGATCAACGAGAGCATGGAAGTCAACGACGCCATGCTCGGCAAGATGCCGGCGGGCCGGAAGAATCAGGCACAGGCCGCAGCGCAGGCGCAGGAACAGCAGTCGAACATCATCGACCATGCGAAGCGCTACGAGGGTTGCATCCTGAACCCGTTGCTTGAGCGCATGTTCGAGCTCGACCGCCAGTTCCGCACGAAGGAACTGACCGTAGTGACGATGGGCGAGGTTGGCGCGCGTGCCAAGCAGGAAGAGATTCCGGTGCAGGCCTTCTCAGAGCGCTATTTCTTCCGCTGGTGCGGCACGGCCTACCAGACCGGTATGCAGCGCATGCAACAGATGATTGCGTGGATGAACGTGCTTCGCGGCATTCCCCCGCAGCAGCTGGACGGCAGGCGGCTCAATGTTGGTCCAATCCTGGAGATGGGAACCGAACAGATTTTCGGGCCTGAAGTCGGCCCGCGCATCCTGATCGACGAGCGCAACCTGTTTCATGTCGAGCCATCAGACGAGAACCTGATGATGCACAACGGCTTGCCGGCGGAAGTGCATCCGGCGGACGACGATCAGCGGCACATCGCGGAGCATATGCGCGGCGCGACTCTGACCGGCGATCCGGTCGGCCTGTTCCGCGCGCACATCCAGCAGCATCAGCAGGCCATGAATCAGAAGATGCAAAAGGCGCTTGGTCCTCCGCAAGGGCAGCAAGGCGTACCGGGCGGCGCAGGGCCAGGCGTGGCAGGTACTCCGCGCCCCGGCGCGCAACCGGGCCAGCCTCGCCCGCAAGGGCCCGCCGGAATGATTCATCCGGACACGGTTCAGGATGCACAAATGGGGCCTCGCTAATGATTGCGCGATCGACGCTATGGGGCACTATCCAGTTCGGTGATGAGTTTTACAGGCTCACCGAACTGGAGCAGTGCGCCATCGTCGCGCACGAACAGGGCCATATCCATCACCGGCACACGTGGAAGCGCCTCGCGCGGCTCGTGACTTTCCGATGGAAGGGTTTCTTCGAGTTCTGCGAAGCGCAGGAACTGGAAGCGGATCGGTACGCCGCGGAACGCGGACACGCGGCCGGCCTGATCTCTTTCCTGTTTCGCAGTAACCTGCATGTAAAATCCGCTGGATATCCGACGCATAAACAGCGCATAGAGGCTATCCATGTCCGATGAATTCCGCATCATCCCCTACGTTGTGCGCTCGGCAGGCACCGATGTGCCTCCGGAAGAAGTGCAGGCCGCGATCAACTCGCTCGCGCAGCAGACCACGGTTGACCTGAACATTCTCGCCAGCCAGGCGCAAAGCCCGACTGGGCCGGCAGGCGGCGATCTCGGCGGCACCTATCCGAACCCAACTGTGGTAGGTCTGCACGTAACGACCGGTACGGAAAGCGGTGTCACGGTTACCGGAAATACGATCAATAGTTCACCGATCGGCCAGACTACGCCGGCCGCCGGCGCTTTCACGACGTTGACTGCAACCACTCCAGTAGGCGCGGCGAGCGGCGGCACGGGCCAGAATACGCTCAGCGCGCACAACGTCCTGCTAGGTGAAGGTACAGGCGCGGTAGGCTTCGCGGCTCCGGGCGTCACTGCTCAACCGCTTGTTTCGAACGGTTCAAGCGTTGATCCTTCTTTTCAGACTTTGGGCGTAGCCGGCGGCGGAACAGGCCAGGCTTCACTTCTTCTGCATGGCGTTTTGATAGGCGAAGGAACAGGAGCCATTCATTCAACTGCCGGCACAACCGGCCAGATGCTGATTGGCGTGACGGGAGCGGATCCGGCTTTCGGAAATAACCCGACGATCACTGGCGGCACAATCGACAACGCGGTAATCGGCGGTACAACGCCCGCTGCCGCTAAAGTCACAAGTCTGCTCATCCCCAGCACGGGTACAGGCGTAAGCCAGACCTTCATAGGTTCCGGCGGCGCGGCGCTGATGTGGGAAAACCAGACAGCAGTAGCGGCGAACGCTACCACTCCCGAAATCGGTGCGCAGTTCACCATAAATTCCAACGTTGGAACGGCCAACAAGACAACGGCGTACAAGATAGGTTTGACCTCTTCCGCCATCGGAGGAGCGAATTCTGCCAACGTCTACGGGCTCAACACCATTACGCAGGGTTTCGGCGGAACGTATCTGGTAACAGGCATTGAAAGCGACGTTAACAATGTCGGCGCGGATTCCGTAACCCTTGGAGGTTCATCAGCGGTATACGGCCTGGTCGCGGTCGCCGCCGGGAGTTTCAAGTCAACCGCCGGCCTGTGGTTGACGAATGGAGGCTCCTCCGGCTCCTGGACGTACGGATGCGCTGTCTCGCAGGCGAATCTTGCCTCCTATTACGAAGCCAGCACGGCCACCGCCGGCCTGGGCATCGCGGGCACGCATACCGCCGGAATAGACATGACCGCCGGCACGATGACGCATCTTATGACGTTGCCGAACAACGTTGACATCGCGCAAAAGGATAGCGGCGGAACGCTTAGAACCCTGATCTATACTGACAACACGAACAACGTCCACTTAGGCGACCCCGCCCTGAGTTCAGTAACTTCAGAAACAAATTTCATATCTGTTGGCTCGGTAACGCCTTCGCAGACCGGCGGCATCGTTGGCACCACTACAAACAACAATGCGAACACGGGCAGCGTGGGCGAGTATGTAACCAACACGACGACTGGAACATCCCTCGCCACAGGTACTACCGCAAACGCAACCAGTGTTTCACTGACTGCCGGCGACTGGGACGTTACAGGTGTCGTTCGTTTTAACCCGGCGGGGACTACCACAGTAAGCAATGAATACGCAGGAATCAGTACAACATCAGCTACGCTCGGCATATTGGGCACCTTTGTACAGGATTCCGGCCCGCTCAATACTGGGTCGCAGATGTACACCACATGCCCCGTCGTGAGAATCAGCATCGCGGCGACTACGACTGTGTACGCTGTGGCGCAGGCCACGTTCGGTACGAGTACGATGTCTTGCGATGGTTTTATCCGGGCGCGTCGTGTCCGTTGACTTTTCTGTAACAATCGCATATAACCGGCGAAAGCCTAATCAGGAGCTTATCGTGCGAAAACTCAAACTGGCCGAGGTGATCGGCGCTTTGTTCCCGGGCGTTCAGGGGCAGACTCCCGTTATTACACCGATGCTCGGCGCACTTGCAGACCAAACCGGCATTATCAATTCGATTCTGTCCATCAACCCGTGGCAAGCTGCTATCTACAACGCAGCCTCGAACACGACGGGCTTCACGGCTACCCAGTCGCAGATCATGGGTGCGGAAACAACCGTACTGAACCTGACGGGCACGCTCGGCGCGGGCGCTGCACTTACGCTCCCTACGGCGGCCGTGATGCAGGCGACGATGACCCCGCAGCAGGCAGTAGTCGGGTCAACTACTACGCTTCGCGTAATCAATAGCTCGGGCGGTGCTTTCTCCTGGACAGTTACTACGGCCACTGGATGGACGCTTAACGGAACCATGACGGTAGCGCAAAATACCTGGCGCGATTTCATCGTGACGATCACGGCTGTCGGGGCTACGCCGACGATGACGCTTCAGGCGATCGGCACTGGCACGCAATCGTAAGGAATGACAATGAACAAGCTGCTTAAAAAGCTGCTCGGCCTTCTATTCCCGGGGATTGACGGCGATGATACTGATGTTGATCCTCCTGAACTTCCTGAGCCACCTGATCCCGATGGTGATGATCCTGATCTTGATCTCGACCTTGATCTGCCTGACGATCCTCCTGCACGCGCCGCCCCGCGTCGTGACGATTCTGGCGAGCGCCTGGCTCGGCTGGAAGCTGAAGTCTCGGCAGCGAAACGTTATGCGGATGAAGTCAAATCTCGCCAGCCCGCTCCGGTAGACAGCGAGTTCCAGCGGGAAGAGGAAAAGCTTCGCAATCCGGAAACGACGGAACTGGAGCGCTGGCAGATCCAGTCAAATCGCACTCTACGGGAAGCGAAAGCCGAAGCGCGCCAGGCGAGGCTTGAAGCGGCCGACATGATCGACCGCACGCGGTTCGAGTCGAAGAATTCGACCGACCCGCGCCGCGCGAAGTATGCGGAGCGCGTGGAAGAGGCGATCCAGCAGGAGCGCAGCCAGGGGCGCAACGCGTCGCGCGAGGCGGTCTACTTCTACATGCTCGGCAAGGATATCGCAGAGGGCAAACTCAAGGCGAAGGCAAAACCAGCATCGAAAACGCCGGACGTGCCGCGCGGCCGGTCTCCGGGGGTTCGGAGCGACGTTCAGGGCCGGGGCAGGCCCACGACTGATCGGGACAAGCTTCGCGCTCGCCTCGAAAATCAGAATATTTAACCACGAGAGGAAACCATGTCCTACCTCAAGAAACTGGGCCTCATGTGGGCCTCGCTGTTCCCCGGCGTGACAAACCAGTCCTCCAGTTTTACGGCGGACGTTGAAGCATACATTCAGGAAGAAGTCGAGCCACTGGCCCGCCGGCAACTGGTCGCATACCAGTTCGGCAAGCCGCTCAAGCTCGATACGAATCGCGGCACGACCTACACGGCTTCGCGCTACCAGCGTCTTCCGCTGCCGTTCGCGCCGTTGCAGGAAGGCGTCGCGCCCCCCGGCGAGGCGATGGCGCTGCAACAGGTCTCGGCGACCGCGCAGCAATGGGGCGATCGCGTCATCATCACCGACGTGGCGAACCTGACCATCAAGCACCCGCTCTTCCAGCAGGCCTGCGAACTGGTCGCGCTTCAGCTTCCGGAAACGCTCGAACGCAACACGATGAATACGCTGATGGCGGCCACGCAGGTGAACTTCGCCAACGGCAAAACGTCGCGCGCCAACCTGCTCGCCACCGATGTCATGACGTCGCACGAGAACAACCGCATTGTCGGAACGTTCCTGACCTATGGCGTTCCGCGCTTCATGGGCGACGAGCGGGAAGACATGATGATCGAGGCGGGCGCGTATCGCGATCCATCGAAGTCGCCGGCCGTGATGCAGCACTACATCGGCCTGATTCACCCGCTGTCGGCGCAGGATATGCGCGAGAACACGACCGTGGCCAATGCCTGGTCGTACAGCGACATCAACCGCCTGTACAACAACGAACTCGGCCCGTTTGGCGGCGCGCGCTTTGTCGAATCGAACATGATTCCGTTCTTCACGGGCGTGGCTGCGATCCAGGGCACGGCTTCGGCTTCGGGCGGCACGCTCGCGACGAACGCCGGTTACCAGATCATCGTAACCGCTTCGCCGGCGCAGACTTCGGTTGAACAGCAGATCTACCAGGTGTCGAATGCGATCTCGGTTACTGGCCCGACTGGTTCTATCAGCGTTGTCCTGCCCCAACTGGCCGGCTACGTGTTCAACATCTACATCGGCACGTCGGCCACGCCGTCCAACCTTGCAACCGCAATCGGTCTCGGCGTTCCGGCTACCGGCCCCCTGGCCGGCCAGGCAACGCAGCTTCTGCCGAACCAAACTGTCACCCTGACAGGCATCGGCGTCGCGCAAACGCCGCCGGCCGCTCCGGCCACGGGCGTTTCAGTATTCCCGACGATCTACATCGGCAATCACTCGTACGGTCAGGTGCTGCTCGAAAACCCCGAGTTTCACTATCTGACGGGCCCTGACAAGTCAGATCCGCTGAATCAGACGCGCGTGGTAAGCTGGAAAGTGTTCTACGGCTCGATCATCCTCAACCAGGCGTTTTTGGCTCGCGTTGAAGCCGGTTCTGCCTTCAGCACGACGTTCTCCGCCGGCACTGTGACAACCCCGTAATCAGGAGCGTAAATGCCCCCGCGTACCCCTAACACCCCGCCCGATGGCGGGGTTTTTGAAGACAACGACGAACCGATTGAACAACCGGCAAAGGTTGAATCGCCGGATGATCTGAAAGCGCGCATCAAGGCGCTTGAGGCTCAACTCGCGCGCTCGCAGGCCGGAAAGGCAATCGCGGAGGAAGAATCCGCGCGCCTTTCCGCGCAGGCTCAATCCTCGATGTTCACGACGAACGTTACCGAACGGTTCTCCCGCAAGACGGAAGCCGGGAAGGATCTGTGGTGGTATCGTATTGACCTCGCGCCGTGCGGCGGAACGGAAGTCAAGATCAACGGCGTCCCGTACTACCACGGTTCAACTTACGAGTTCGAGACGGATCTTCTGCGCTCCATCAAGGAAATCGTGGCGCGCACGTGGGATCACGAGAACAACATCCAGGGCAGCAACGAGAACGTCTACAAGGTCGCGCAGGAGCGCATCCTTCGCGGCGGCGAACGTCGGCGATAAGAGGAAACAATGAGCGAAGAAAAGATTGCGGTAGTGGTCGGTAACTTCCAGATCAACATGCCGGCACCGAACGGCGCTTCACTGTCGATCAGCGAATACATTCGAGAGGGGGAAACGCTGGACGAACTGAATGAACGCGTGGACGTGGCTCGTGAGGTTTTGGTACGCCAGCAACAGGCCCTGGAAATTCCGGTTCTTGAAGAGCGGATGGGGCAACTTGAACGTACGCGCGTCCAGATCATGGAAGCGTACGCGGATCTGCTCGAAAAGCAGAAGCGCAAGACGCTCCCAAGCGCTGAAATGTCGCACCTGAAAAATTACCCAACTCAACTCAAGCACATTGAAGAAGAGATCGAGAAGGGCAAAGCGAAAATCGCCGTCGTGAAAAAGGTCGCGTAATGGCTTATCTAACGTCTCAGCAAATTGTCAATCTGGCATGCACTATCGCCAAATGCCCTGGCTTTCTGGCTCAGGGCGGACAGTTTCTGAACATGACGTTAGAAGACCTCTGGCTGCACCGTGATCTGAAGATCAACCGCAAGACGGAATCGATCACGGTGCAGGCAAATAACTTCGGCCCGTTCACGCTGCCGTTGAATTATCTGCGTACGTACGATCTGTTCTTCACGCAAAACAATCTGCCGTATTTCCTGAATCCGATCTCGACTGAAGAATACGATCAGGAGTTCAAGGATCCGTCAATCGCGAACTATCCGTATGAGTTCATGACGATTCTGGTCGACGAGACGGCGGCGATCGCGCAGGGTTCCGCCGGCACGCTCTTCATCTATCCACAGTCGTCCGGCCAGATCGTCCTGACGCACCGGTACATGGTGAAGCAACCGGACATCGCGGCGCCGGAAACGTCAGTCGTAATCCCGTGGTTTCCGGATCAGGATTACCTGATCACGGCCACGGCTTCACGTCTGATGCAGATCACGGATGACACGCGCCGGCCGGAATTCATCGCGGAATGTGAGAAGATGCTTCGCATCCATCTGATCATGGAAGGCGACGAACAGCAGGTAGTGAAGTCCGTTCGCCTCGATCCTCGGCGCTTCCACACAAACCGGACGCTCAAGCCGACCAAAATCACCGACTAGGAGACGCTGTGGCAATCCGCAACGGCCAGCCGGTAAGATTCACGCCCAAGGGTATCTGCGATGCGTTCGACGCAACGGACGCCTTTCCGGGCGCGTGCGCGTTGCTCACGAACCTGATTTTCGATCAGGCGAACCCCGAAGTGGTGATAAGCCGACCCGGCGTCGGCGCACCGGTTACATCCTTTGCCAGCTTCACGTCCCCGACTTTCGTTTCCGGCTTCATCACGATTGGATCAGTCGTGTACGGCATGGTCTCGACCGCGCGCAACGCAGGGCATGATGAGCCATTCGCGTTCGATCTGAACGCTGGAACGTTCATCACGATCAGCGGTGTTACAGCGGGCAATACGCCGACCTCACCCGCGACCACGGGCCCGTGGACGCCTCCGACCTTCGCCGTGATCAGCACCAAGATTATCGTCGCGCATCCGGGGTTTAACGGCGCGGGGTCGAACTTCTTCGGCGTGATCGACATCACGACTCCGGCCACGCCTGCGTGGAGTTCAAGCAATCTGGCGACGAACGGGCTCACTGGGGTTCCGACTTCGGTTTCGAACTACAATAACCGGGCGTACTTCGCTGTCGGGAACACGCTTCAATTCAGTGACGTGCTCGTGCCGACGACGCGCACGAACGCGAGCCAGGCTTTGACGCTCGGCGATACGACGCCGATCACCGCGCAATCCGGCCTGCCTGTCCAGACGACTTCGGCCGGTGTGGTAGGAGCGCTCGTGGTATTCAAGGCGTCGCAGATCTGGCAGGTTACCGGCGATCCGGCAACCAGCAATCTGGCGTTGAACTACGTCACCCTGACGACGGGCACCATCGCGCCGCGCACCGTCGTGCAAGGTCCGTTCGGGATCTTCTTCATCGGTATTGATGCGCCCTACATCCTGAACTTCCTTGGCGTGCTATCGCCTCTGTCGCACACCCCCGGCAATGACGGCGTGGCCGACGTGCAAGTCCCGTTCCAGAACGCGACAACGCCCTCACGCCAGGCCGCATCGTTCTCCGGCAACATCTTTCGGGTATGCTCCGCGACGATCATTCAGGGCGTACAGCAGACCAACGATTACTGGTACGACATACGACGCAAGCGCTGGACCGGGCCGCACACTTTCACTTACGATTCGATATCGCAATTCGGGAATAACTTCGTGCTGTCGGGCATCGATCATGGCGCGGCGCTATTCGTAAGCCAGAGCCTGCCCCTGATCGGCAGCGTCTACACCGACAACGGCACGCAACTGGTTAGCCATCTCCGTTCATCCTCGTTTCCGAAAACCGGACGCATGGCGGAAGTGCAGGTAGTTGAATCAACTCAGGAATTCGCGTCTTCCGGTTTGTCGGTAAACTACAATATCACCGCACTGGATGACCAGCTAAATACCATCAATTCGACGTTCGTGGTGACGCCGCCTGCGGGCATCACGTGGGGCGGCGGAGGGTTGTGGGGCGGCGGCGCGCAGTGGACATCCGCATCGACCATTCCACATGTATATACGATTCCTTGGACTATCCCCCTGGTGTTCCAGAAAATGGCGGTGGACATCACCGGTACGTCGTCCAATAGCCTGTCAATCGGGACATTCTTTGCCCGGTATCAGGATACCGGTTACACGAACAGGTAAAAGACCATGCCAATTATTGGAACGCTACCGAACAACATCCAGAACGGCCAGGCTGTTGACGCCAACCCGGTTATGGCTGACTTCAATTTCATCGTCAACCAGGTGAACGCGAACGCCAATCCGCTGGGCACACTGACAGCGCCGAGCGGGACCGTTATGCCCTTCGCACAGGCAACCGCACCCTTGGGATGGACCGCTTCAACAGACGCAGCTCACAATGATGCGGCGATGCGGTGCATGACCCCGGCAGGATACGGGGGGACTCAAGGTGTTAGCGCTTTCGGCCTGCTGCTTGAGGGGGGCGCGGTAACCGATGGCCATTCATTGTCGATCGGCGAACTGGCGGCGCACAATCACACGGACTCGGGTCACATTCACAACATAAACGACTTGGGCCACAGTCACGGACCATCTGGCGGGGGAAGTTTTTATACCACGCAGGCCAGCGGGGTCAACTACGGCGGGGGCGGCACTTCTTTTACCCCTGTAGCTTCGACTGCCACTGTGGCAACCGGGATTAATATTCTGACAGGAAACGCGCAGATCCAGAACACCGGCAGCGGCTCGGCGCACACGCATACGCTGACCAACTTCAATTACAAGATTGTCGATTACATCCTTTGCACGAAGAGCTAACCCGATGCGCAAGAAAGAACCTATTTGCCCGCTCCTGAAGAAAGAATGCATTGGGGATGGCTGCATGTTCTGGACGCATATGCTCGGTACGAACCCTCAAACCGGGCAGCCGGTAGACCAGTTCGACTGCTCGATCAGATGGCTGCCGGTGTTGATCCTCGAAAATGCGCGTATGACGCGCGGCGCGCAGGCGGCGGTAGAATCGATGCGAAATGAAGTAGTGCAGCGGCAGGACGCTCTTAATAACGCCGTGGCGCTAGGCCAGCGTGAAGCGGCAAAGCGAATCGGGGAACAGGAATGCCAGACGATAGAACGCTTACCGAATCAGACGTAAAGGCGATAGTCGATGAGTTGGAAAGACGCGCTACACAGCGGTTTCAGATCAATATTGGGCGGGGGGTGCTTGGTCTGGCGTGGAAAGCCTGCCTGTACCTCGCGATATGGCTTGCCGCCTACGGCGCTGCCGGAGGCTTCAAGAAATTTTTCAACTAGGAGTAGCATCATGAGTTTCTGGACTGATATCGAAGCCGAATTCAATTCCGTCGTCGCGAGCGCGGATAGCATCCCGGCAAAGCTCGAAGCCCTGGTCGGGATCCAGAGCAAGGCCGCGCAGATGACCGCGCTCACCAACCAGATCACGGCCATCCTTGAAGACGGTTCGAAAGCGAACGCCGACAAGGTGACGGAAATCCTGACGGCGGTAGGCAAACTGTGAGCCCCGAGACACTGGCAGCGGCGCTTGGGGTTCCTTCGGCTCGCGCGCAAACGTGGGCCGATCCGCTTTCTGCGGCGATGGCTCTTTATGCTATCGATTCGCTCAAGAGGCAGGCGGCGTTCCTCGCCCAGGTAGGTCACGAGTCCGGCAGGTTGATCTATGTCCGGGAACTGTGGGGGCCGACGCCCGCACAGGAAGGCTACGAGGGACGCGCGGATCTCGGCAATACCGAGCCAGGTGACGGGTTCAAGTTCCGTGGCCGTGGCCTGATTCAGGTCACAGGGCGCGCGAATTACGCGACATGCGGCGCGGCGCTGTGTCTGCCTCTGACCGACTCGCCGGAACTGCTTGAGTCTCCGTCCAATGCTGCGCAGTCGGCGGCGTGGTTCTGGAATTCGCGCGGTCTGAACGCTTTCGCCGATGTCATGGACTTCGAGACGATCACGCGAAGGGTTAATGGCGGTTTGAACGGGTGGGATGACCGCGTGGCGCTCTGGAAAATGGCGCTCGCCGCATTTGGAGCAGACAATGGCACTTGATCCGGTCACGGCAGGAATCGACCTAGCTACTACGATCGTTGGACGCATCTGGCCGGACAAGACGGCGCAGGAGCAACAGCAACTCGCCGCTACCCTATCCATGATCCAGGGGCAAATGACGATCAACCAGGCCGAAGCACAAAGCACAGACCCTCTCCAACACTGGCGAGGCGGGCTAGGGTGGGTCTGCGTGCTGGGGTACTTCTGGAACTTCTTTGCTGAACCAATCACGAACGCAGTGGGCGCGGCTATCGGACATCCGATGAATCTTCCTCCGATGGATCTCGGGCAACTCTCCACGCTCACGCTCGGTATGCTTGGACTCGGGGGCATGCACGCGTGGCAACAGGTACAGTCGGGCAAATGAATAACTTCGTAAAAATCGCTCACGGCATCGACACGGCCCCCCTTCTGCTCGCCCTCGCGCGCCAACCGAAACTGTGGAACCGGCACGATTACCGGAAAGAAGGGTACGAGAACAGCCCCCACAAAGGCTCTTCGGATATCTGGCTGCGTTACAACGATGAGAAGCCGTTCAAGGAAAAGAACGACTGGACGGGTTTTCACGACGCTCATGATCCCGTTTTTTACCCTGAATGGTTCGCCCTGCCGCAGGTTCGCCCGATTGTTTTCGGACTCATGGCGCGCGTGGAAGGAACCCGGCTCGGCGGAATCCTTATTACGAAGATCCCGGCCGGGGGGCGCATCCTGCCCCACACCGACGACAGTTGGCATGTCCGGCATTACAATACGAAATTGTATGTTGTGCTTCAGTCGAATCCGCAATGCGTCAACCGCGTGGAAGATGAACAGGTGGCGATGGCACCCGGCGAGGTGTGGTACTTCGATAATACGAAAGCCCATGAAGTCGTGAACGACGGTCCGGATGACCGGATCAGTCTCATTGTTTCAATCAGGTGCGAGAAATGATCAGGCATCTATTCGCCGGAGGAGTGTACGCGAGGGAGCAGACACTGGCGGAAGGTCACGAGGTCGAGAAGCACGAGCACGACTACGATCACCTGAGCTATCTGTGCGCAGGGCGCGCGTTGCTCGAAGTGGACGGCGAATTGCAGCACCTGACAGGTCCGTGCGCGATTGTGATCGAAGCGGGCAAGAAACACCGCATTCAGGCTTTGACGGACATCACCTGGCTTTGCATCCACGCGGAGAGCGTCGCAGATCCGGAAATCATCGTAAAGGAGTAGCTCATGCCATTCGCCACTGCAGCAGGGGCCGCTATCGCGGGGGGCGTCGCTTCTTCTGCGGCGGGCGCGCTTATCTCGTCCGCTCTCGCTCCTGGAACGTCCGGAGGATCAGGTGGCGGCCAGTCCTATTACGTTCCGACGGGTTTGCAGACCGCCGACCAGCAATGGCAGGCGCTTCAGCAGGGCAACCTTAATGCATATAACGCCAGCAATCTGTCTCA